ACTTTCTCTTCTTCAGTTTCTGAAGACTCAGCTAAAACAGGTACCTCATCCATCATTGATGAATTTGTTCTTATACTTACATAACTTTTATATATGTCCGCAAAAATAAAACCTTTTCCAACGTCCTCAGTTATGACAGACGCATTAAACTTATCCAAATCTAATCTCATGTCATCATATATATCTTCAATACGACCGTAGTAATAATTCATGTAGGATCCAACAACTCTGATGTATCCAGGTATTTCACCAGTTATTTTAAAAATAATATGTCTCATTATAAAAGTTTTTCAGTATCAGGTTTATCTGCCTTACCCAACTTAAGTTGATTTCTCAACGATTCTTCAATTGAGAAACTATTTGTGGTCGCGTTAGACATTAGTTGATTAATGTTCTTATCTATAAATACTGTGTAAGAGGAAGCAAGTGATAAAACTTGTTTCTGTTGTTCGGCCGACATCATTAAAATAGAATCTAAGTTACCTGTACCCACTCTACCATACGATATCATATCTAACATGGCTTGTTTTGCCATTCTGACTGTCCAATACTCATGTTCAAATTTATCTTCTAAATCTTTATTACCTATGACATCTATTAAATTAGAACCGTCAGGTAATTTGGCATCATCAGTGTTTAAGAAATCTTTTATTAGATCAATAAACCCTTGTCTCTCAATATAAGCGTCCTTCAAGTTTCTTTTAAACTTTCTAAGGTCAATCTTCATATCCGCAATATTAAGGTCAACTAATTGTTTTCTTTTAGGGTCGGTAAGAAATTCTTTACTCTCCTCTTGTATTTGTATTTCTAAGTCTTGTTTTTGTACAGTATACTCTAAATGTTCGACCGCATCTTCACGACCTCTGAGTTCAAGTAACCACTGTTTCAATTTTGCGTATGGGGTAATTTGTGCTCCCCCAACAAAAGTCTCTGCCTTATATCTCGGTAGTGCAAATGATACCTGTTCCGCTATTTCTATGAGTTTAGAGTTTGCACCATCTCTTTCGTATTTAAAGTCTTGCATATAATAAAATTTTACTATAATATAAGTATAAAAAAGTATTAAATAAAGTGTAAAATGGTATTATTCTCTCCAACCACAATGACCTGAAGATGTACCCGCATTCACTGCTGGTGGGAGACCCGCCGGATTTAAAACACCTGTGTCTGTTTGATAATACATCTTCCAACTATCGTTATTTTGAAGACTACTACCATAACAACCTAACATGTATTGCCAATCCTGTCCCATTGCGAAATTTTCTTCACCGGAATTAGATCTTAACTTAGGAATATTACCAATATTGGTATCTGTAGATGTATCCCATCTTCTCAAATTGTAACCACCTTGGTAAGATCCCTCATTACCGGCATAACCCTTACCAACTTTAGACGCAATACCTTTTTGTTGTCCGTGTGCTGACCATGAACTTGATGAACTTGATATAGTCTCCGTAGAGAATTCCATTTTTATACTACTTGTACTCCATCCATATCCATGGGTTTCATTACAAAAAGAACTCGCTCCACCACTACTACTTATCGAGGTTACCCCGTAGTTTGTTATTGTCGTTTCATTACTTAAATTAAATTTATCTACCTCAGTTCTGTTACCCGCAAAAATCCAAGCAAACTCATGTTCTTTCCACATGGTTCCACAATCGGACCTACTATATTGTAAGTCGTGGTTAGATTGGTGTGCGTAATTAGTATCGGTCATCATGTTAACCGCCGAAGTTGTGTTACTATGTAGGGTTGTTGGTCCTTTGTGTGCACTATCGGTGTTTACGGACCACATATAAAATATAGTTTTACTACACGCACCTGAAGTATAGTTTGCAGGGTAATCTAATAACTCACCAATGTGAGTTGTCTGATCGGTTGCGTTGGTTGCCTTGTGTACATTCTTCCAAGGTGAACTTGATTTGTATCCGCCAGCCATATACGAATAATTAATTATTTGTCTGTACTTAAAGTTAGTTCCTTCATTCTGTTGTGCCGATATTCGTTCCCAACCATTTTCTATATTTGAAACACCTGTATAAACCATAAGGTAATTTGTGTGTTCGGATGATTCTTCTAAGAATAGAGAACCGGATAATGGGTTCGACGGTCTCTGTGACTTAACACCTTTTGGTGGTCTTGCAGTGACTCTGTCCACTTTAAGTGAACCACTAACGGACATATTTTCGTATATCATATTCTTTTTATTTTATTCTCTCCAACCACAATGTCCAGAGGAAGTCCCCGGGTTTACCGCGGGATTTAAACCTGTAACACTTGTAGTTCCTGTGTCTGTTGCGTACGTGAATTTCCACGAATTATTATTTTGTAAACCATTATAATTACCTAACATATACTGCCAATCCTGACCCATAGTAAAGTTTTCTTCACCACAATTTCCGTCAGGTTTCACGACGTTACCAATATTTGTGTCTGTTTGATTACTCCATCTTCTCAAGTTGTAACCTCCATTATAAGAACCTTCATTACCAGCATAACCTTTACCAACTTTAGAACTAATCCCTTTCTGTTGTGAGTGATTACCCCAACGATCCGAGGTTGCAAATGTTTCAGTTGCGAAGTTTAGTTTAACACCAGCACTTGAAGTCCACCCATAACCATGAAGTTCATCTGAAAATGCGGAAGCACCGTCACTACCGTTTATTGTTGTTAATGTATATGCGGTATGTAAAGATTCCGTGGTTAAGTTAAATAACTCCACGGTTGCCGAACCACCACTAAAAAGGTATGCCATATCAGTTTCTTTATGCATAGTACCTAAATCACTTCTTGATATAGTTGTATCCATCGCCGCAGTATGTGCATAGTTGGTGTCAGTTATCATATTTACCGCTGATGTGGTTGTACCATGTACATTACCCGCACTCTTCCATGCACCATCACTATTAACAGACCATACGTAGAAAATAGTTCTACTACATGCTCCTGAGGTATATGATGCAGGATAATCCAATAACTCACCTAAGTGAGTTGTCTGATCTGTTGAATTAACCGTTTTGTGTACGTTCTTCCAAGGTGAACTTGATTTGTAACCACCGGCTAGATATGAATAATTTATTATCTGATTGTACTTGAAACTCGTTTTACCAAAATTACTTTGATTTGAAATTCTTTCCCATCCACCATCGTTTCCGTTACCTGTATAAACCATCAAGAAACTATTATCAAAACTACCTGAGGTTGTCATTTCCAAATATAGGGACCCGTTTTCTGGTGAAGATGGTCTACTCGCCTTCAAACCTGAAGGAGGTCTTGTAGGTCCTTGTCCTCTTAATGATCCACTAATTTCTAAATTTTCAAATATCATATCTATAAATAGTTAATTTCTCCAACCACAATGTCCTGATGATGCACCTGCGTTAACACCTGGTGCTAACCCTGCAGGATTTACCGTACCCGTATCTGTCGTATATGAGAATTTCCAACTTGTATTTGTTTGACCTGTACCATCATATGTTGCTAACATGTATTGATGGTCTTGTCCTAATGTGAAATTCTCTTCTCCACAATTTGCATGTGGTTTAGGGACATTACCAATATTAGTTTCAGTGAAAACGTCCCACCTTCTTAAATTGTAACCTCCATTATATGTACCTTCATTTCCACAATAACCTTTACCAACTTTAGAACTTATCCCTTTCTGTTGCCCACTAGATGCCCATGAGGATGCCCTTGTCTCGAACACATCAGTAGCAAAGTGACATTTGTTTCCACTTTCAGAACCATACCCATAACCATAGTTTTCATCAGAAAACCCTGAAGAACCTAATGTACTCGTAATGGATAATGTTGTTGTAACATAAGGTGACCCACCTGGATAATAAGTGGTATACATTGTCTCATTAGTTAAATTAAATTTTTCTACAGTAGCTACCGATCCACCAAAAACATATGCAAATTCGGTTTCCTTAAACAAAGTTCCACAATCATCCCTTGCATTTAATAAATCCCACTTAGATTGGTGTGCGTATGTTGTTTCATTCACCATATCAATACCAGATGTGTGAGTTGAATGTATTGTGGTAGCCCCTTTATGACCACCATCTGTATTTGTTGACCATAAGAATAGTTTAGTCTTACTACATACTCCTGAGGTATAATTTGCGGGGTAATCTAATAACTCACCTAAGTGAGATGTTTGGTCAGTTGCGTTAATTGTTTTATGTACATTCTTCCAAGGTGAACCTGACTTATATCCACCTGCCAAATATGAATAGTTTATTATTTGTCTGTATTTGAATCCTGTTCTGTCAGTATCTTGTGAACCCACGGGTTCCCAACCATCATCATAATTAGATGAACCAGTGTATGTAACAACGAAACTACCACTTGTAGATTCTTCTAAGTACATAGAACCTGTCTCAGGTGAAGTGGGTCTTTCCCCTCTACTACCTCTTGGTATGATAAATTGTCCACTCACGTCAAGTGAACCACTAACTATTACGTTTTCTCTAATCATTTAACTCTTTTTTATCCTGTTACGACTACTCTTCCTGATCTACTTGTTTCAAATTTAACCACAACCACCCCATTTAAAGAATTTATTGCCGAAGGGAAAAATAAATCACCATTACTATCATATACCTGTACAATCACGTTGTCGGTTCCTAAACCATGGGTAAAAGTAACGGTACCCACATTACTGAATGTAGAAACATTAACCGCCGGTATCTTTTTCCAAGATTGCCAAGTACCACTATTTTTACCTCTAACCGCAATTCGTCCACTTCTATAGTCACCCGCAATTTGATGTTGCCATGCTGAACTATATATTTGTGAGTAGAGTGCTCCGTCAGTTGCGTTACCTGAGAAGTTTGTCACACCACCTGTGTAGTATGTGATACCCGCACTATCTAAGGAGTCCGCATCAATCCCTGCACCTGAATTTGTGTTTCTAAATGCGACACCATCAATCATATCTGCTGATCCCGCTGTGGATGCGTAACTCACTGATTGGGATCCAATATTTCCTGAGTGTATAAATTCTCTCCAACCCTCTAATGAACCATTTTCCATTCTTTGGAACCATACTTGGTCATCATGGAAATCAAACGCCATTTGTACATAGTAACCAGCACTATTTGCGTGGTTCATTATTATTTGGTGGTGCCAATCAGTATTTGGGTTTTGTGGTGCCTCACCATTCATACCTGTACCTCCCGCACCACTCTGATCCATCCATTGGAATTGACCCGTACCGAACGTAATTGATGAGTTCTCGGTAATTCTATTGTGGTCGTGAGATGAATATGCATATCTACCGTCTAAATCGACTGTCTGATCAGTTGACCCATTCACACTCGCCGTAAGAACACCAGTACTAGTATCGAAACTTAATCCATCAACATAGTAATTATCATTTCCACTATCGGTGACTGTTTCTGTGGCCGTAGTTATACCCGTAACGTGTCCGTTACCATCCACTAAAATGTCCTGAACATACGTTCTACCACTATTGTTAGAAGATGTGGCCGCAGTAATATTATCGTGGGCTGTATAACTTTCAGAGGTTAAATACCTACCATCAATATCGACAGTAAATCCAGCATTACCTGTTCCTGTACCTGTAATTACACCTGTAGCATCATCAAACGTAGCTCCACTTATGTAATCTATATCATTATCATTTCCACTATCAGTAACTGTCTCTGTTGCTGTTGTAACACCCGTAACGTGTCCATTACCATCTAATAAGATGTCTTGTATATATGTTCTACCCGAGTTATCTGAAGAAGTAGCCGCGGTGATCGTTGGGTGTTGTTGGTATGAAGTATAGTTACCTGCGTGAACCACAATGTTACCGTTGATTCTAACCGCACTGTTACCATTAACCACAAAGTTAACACCATCAGTCGCATCGTTATGTGATTTAATCTCAATGACAGAACCTGACAATCCACCACTATTACTTGTGTGTAATATATGTGCGGTATCTGAGGAATCTGTGGTATCTTCTTTATCATAACCTGTCCAATAGATACCTCTACCTTGGTTGGATGTGGTTACAGGTCCATCAAACTCAATATTACCACTTCCGTTAATTACTTTATTGTTTCCAACGTATAATGAACCAAGTGGGTCAATAGTAATAGCACCACTTGCATTAACATTAAAAATTGGAACACCTGACGAATCAGAGACGGCAAATAAATCACCTGTTAAATCATCTGTAATTGAGAATAACTGACCACTTGTACCTTGGATATCGAATATTGTTGATCCCGATGTGGATGATGTCAACGTTAGTTTATCAGTAAATTCTGACTGACCATTTGATCCTAAAGTTAATATTCTTGTACTTGATTTAACGAATTGTAAGTTACCACCACTGTTTGTTGTTAGATCATTTGGTGATTCAACAATTCTAAATCCGTTACCACCTAACCATTCGATACCTTCTGTTGGTCCTGGGTCTGCAATTGTAATATGGTTAACATTACTTATTGAACCATTAACCATATTAATACCACTACCGTTCATGTTAATGGCACCACTCATAGTTCCACCGGATTTTAGTAGGAAGTCACCTGATGCATATCCTGCCGCTGAGTGGTCTCCCCATCCATATGCGGTATTCCAATTATTAATACTACTTTGTTGAAAGTGTCCGGTGTGCCATAATTGGTATCCAGTACCCCATGACGCCGAGTCGTATGATTGGTCAGAGACGTAAACATTTGTACTGTACTTGTCGAACACCAATGCGTGTGACCCTTTTACATCACCACCATTATATGCACTAATCCAAAGTACATCATTCCAAGATCCCCCGAATCCAAGGTTAGTGTTTGATAGCATCGCTATCTTCAGTTTTCCTGATCCAAACGTTGCTGAATTTGGTTTTTCTGTACCACCAGCTGAGTAGTGTCCACCTAAATAGGAACCAACAGCATTACCACCACTTGTATATGTTTTATTTTCTGAAAGTGATTTTAAACCATACCTACCATCAATAGCGACAGTCCATGTACCTCCATGGTGTGTCCCTGTTATAATACCGTTACCCGTATTGAATGATGCACTTGTCGTATACCAGTTAACATCTGTATCAACCGCAAACCCTGAAACATCTACGGTACTTCCGTTTGATTTGGTTAAGGTTAGTATCTGATTACCACTGTTATATGTACCACCCGTTACAGTAACGTCTATTAGGGCTGATGCTATACTTACACTGTAAGTATCTCCATCATTTCTTGTGAATTCAAGGGTACCTGAACCACCATTAAAAGTGGCACCTGTCGTATATTCATTAGTATCGGTATATCCTGTTATGTACCCTGCAGTATTGTGGTCTCCCCATCCATATGCGGTTTTAAAGTTTTGTATGTTTGTTTTACTTAATTCCTCACCGTCAATATAAAGTTTCTTTTGGTAGAGTTTCATCCACTCTTGATAGTTTCCAGTCCCATCTAAACCTACATCGTATGCTCTCCAAACAAATGGTTCACTATAATCATCAGAAGTCCAAAACTCCATTTCACCATCATTATTGGTGTAGTTAAATCTAATACCCGCACCATCATTAGTTCCTGTCGGAACAAACTTTATCATTGGGTTAGTACCTGTCATATTAAGATTACCCGATAACGATCCTCCCGACAATTGTAGATATCTATTGTCTACATCAACCGTATATGTGTCACCATCATTTCTTGTAAATGTGATTATACCATTACCACTATTAAATGTGGCACCTGTTGTATACTCGTCATTTTTCACATACCCTTCTGTTGAATGGTCACCCCATCCATATGCGGTTTTAAAGTTTTGTATGTTTGTTTTGGTGAGGTCTTCCCCATCTAACCTAAGTAAATCACCCCTAAGTAATGCTGTTTTTCTTGCCGCCCATCCACCTGACCAATTACCTGTTTCTGAATTAACCTCAAGACCTTGTTCTGCATTGATATAAACATATTCATTTCCTTGTCCCGTAGCGTAAGCGTAAGATTCACCAGCATTCAATATTAAGTGTTGTCCCGCACCCCTTATATCTCCATTGACAGTCAATGATCCTGTGAACGTATCTGTAGTGTTTAATAAATAACCGCTTAAGTCTTGGTCACCTGTGTATCCCGCTACTGAATGATCTCCCCATCCATATGCTGTATTCCATTGTGAGATGTTAGTTGAACTAAAATCACCACTGTGCCATAATTGTTTCCATGTTTGCCATGTTGAACTGTCCGTTCTGGTCCTCATGTAAAAATCTGATCCGTTATAGTGTGCACCTATCTGAAACATAGATGCTGAACCACCTACATTACTTGAAAATAGGTGTGCACTCGCTCCCGTGTAATTTATGACATAACTTCCACTACCCGTAACTCTGGTTTCTGTCTTAGAATCATCAAACGGATTACCACCTGTTAAACTTATACTTCCTTTATTATCTTGGAAATATCTATCGTCATGATTATGTGAACTTAGTGCGTATCTACCATCTAAATCGACATTGAACGTATCACCACCATTATTTCTAGTGAATGTAATAATACCGTTACCTGTGTTAAATGTCGCACCTGTTGTAAATTCATTTGTATTTGTAAATCCTGTAATATATCCAACTTGTGAGTGGTCACCCCATCCATATGCGGTATCCCAATTAGTATCTTTTCTTGTACCCGCACCTGTACCTGTCGCCGGTTTGGAGTATATACCTTCTTTGTACATTAACTTACCATCGGCAAGTATTGTCATTGTGGGTTGATTTGTTGATAACACTATAGACGCACCAGAACCATAACTAGAACCGTCACCATGGTAATGTGTTATATATGCTCTTTGTGTACCAGTCCCTGGGTTATCACTAAATTCAATTCCCGTACCTAACCCATTACTTGAGTTTTCTAACTTTAAACTATATGTGTTACTGCTTGAAATAGTACCACCATCTAGTGGTAAATACCTACCATCAATATCAACAGTCCATGTATCACCTCCATTACGTGTTCCTGTTATAATACCGTTACCGGTATTAAACGTTGCACCCGTTGTAAAATTATTTGTATTATCAAGTGCAAATCCCGTAACTTCAACAGTAGTCCCGTCTGATTTTGTTAATGTTAATGTTTGGTTACCATCATTATATGTACCACCTGTAACAGTAACTTCCGTTAATGCTGATGATATATCTACTGAGTATGTGTCGCCATCATTTCTTGTGAATGTAACAATTCCTGTCCCACCATTCCATGTTGCTCCTGTTGTGTACTCATCATTATATTCTTTTAGATAATTTTCAGTTGAATGATCTCCCCATCCGTACGCTGTATTCCATTGTGATGAATCACCACCATTTGCGTATATTCCTGACCATCTATATGATGACGAACCTAAACTTCTTGTGTTGTTGGTGTATGGTCTAACATCTCCGTCGAAGACAGTTGATGAAGTACCAAAATAGAATGGTTTATTACCTTCGAAATGTATCCACCCTGAGTTCTTAGAACCAATATCAATATAACCTGTAGATGTTTTAAATCTAAACGCATTACCAGCCGCTTCCTCTATTATTGAATTACCGTCGTTAAGGTTTACCCCACCAACAGTAATAATATTCGAAGTGGTCGCACCTCTATCGGTTACACTATCTAAAGTGTCCACTTCACTATATCCTGTGATATACCCTTCGGTAGAGTGATCACCCCATCCATATGCTGTATTCCAATTTCCTGAATTACCTCCTGATGCGGTTACAACACCACTAAAATCACCAAGACCACCATAAACACCTTTCCATCTGTATGTAGATGTACCCATATTTGAGTTAGAGGCTGTGGTTGATGTGTTTGGTATTAATGCGGTTCCAACAAAATGTACATGATTTTGGTCACCACTCCTACCAAAACTTGCGTTACCCATTTGTACGGTAGGTACGGTAAGAGTACCTGTCATGGTGTCTCCACCTAATTTTACATATCTACCATCTAAATCAACGGTTTGATTTGTCGATCCATTAACACTTGCGGTAAAGACACCAGTAGATAAATTAAATTCTACACCATCAACGTAGTAATTGTCATTACCACTATCTGTTACTGTTTCAGTGGCAGTGGTTAGTCCTGTTACGTGTCCATTACCGTCTAATAGAATATCTTGGATATATGTTCTTCCACTATTGTTAGAAGATGCCGGTGATGCAATTGGTGGGTGTTGTGTTAAATACGTATTTGAATCTACACTACCATCCGCCTTTAAGAATTGTGATGATGTACCACCACTCTTAATAAATGAAGTCGCTGTAAGGTTACCACCATTAGATAATGACATTTTAGTGGTGTACCCACTATTATAATGTTTCCAATTAATTGCAGAACCATCATATAAAACTTGGTAATAATTAGAACCGTTTGCTTTGAACCTATATCCATATTCACTATAATCCGTACCATCTAATGCAATTGCCACACCGGCATTTGCGGAGGATTCACCAGCACTCGCGTTAATTACTAATGGTGCCCATGGTGATCCACTACCTAATGTTATTCCTCTTGAGGTGGTATTACCCCTTGCAACCACACTATCTAAAGTGTCTGTTTCAGAATAACTTGTTAAATACCTACCGTCTATATCGACAGTAAATGTATCCCCATCATTTCTTTTAAATGTAATTACACCATTACCACTATTAAATGTGGCACCTGTCGTATATTCATCATTATAATCTGTTAGGTAATTTTGATCACCAACCCAATCTCTTGTTGCAATATGATACCATGTTGATCCCGTTATTGTGTTAGTACCCGCAAAATTTCTAAAGTATAATCCGTCTCCATTAACTAATGTTGATCCCCCTAATTGGAAACCATAATTACCGTCTGTTTGAGATACATGTAATATTGTGTTGTGACCACTGATAGGTCCGTTAGACGCGAAATTTCTATATATACCAAATTCTGTATAATCATTAGCGTCACCATTTGTACTATATAATTCACTATGTACTTGTGCCCTTGTGTCTAAAAATCTACCGTCTATATCAACAGTAAATGTGTCACCATCATTTCTTTTAAATGTAATTACACCATTACCACTATTAAATGTTGCTCCTGTTGTGTATTCATTGTTGTAATCTGTAAGATAACTTCCTGTTTCCGCCTCAATACCATCTAATCTACTATCTAAAGTGGTTAAGTCCGTATTATCTAATAATCTTTCTTCAGATCCTTTTTGACCACCCTTCCAATAGTTGGTTTGTCCGTCCCATATTAAAGAACCAGATAATAAGTCAGGAGATGTGTTATCTCTAACTTCGATACCTGCATTTTGTGCTCCACTACCATTTAAAGATATAATGTTATCCCCTATCTCGACAGTTGTTGAATCTACTCTTGTTTCTGTTCCTTTAATTAAAAGATCCCCCTTAATAGTTACGTTAGACCCTGTAAATTCTAAACCACCTTCTATCGTGTCTAATCTACTGTCTAAACCTGTAATATCACCATTTAAACTTCCAGTCTTAGTCTCTAAAGAATCTAACCTTCCATCGTGTGAACCACTTGTCGTTTCTATACTATTTAACCTATTATTTTGGGTTGTATTAGTACTATCATTAGAAGATGTATATGAATTAAAAGTTGTTCTAATACTACCACTTTCAGTCTCTAAAGAAACTAATCTAAGATCTTGGTTTGAGTTAGTAGTGTTATTAGATGAGGTATAAGTATTTAAATCAGTTCTAAGTGTTGTTACGTCAGTATCAGTAGCATATGTATCATCAATACTCGAAGTGAACTCCTCTAACGCATCTACCCTATTACCTAAGTTAGATACGTCTGTGGATAGACTACCCGTCTTGGTTTCAATAGAATCGACTCTACTATCTAATGTAGAAATATCTCCATTTAATGTGGAAATATCACCTTCTAAACTACCTGTTTTAGTTTCTAAAGAATCTAATCTGTTTTTATGTTCCCCTAATTTTGTTTTTTGTGATCCACTTACGACTTCTAAAGAATCAACTCTACCATCTAATGTGGAAATATCACCACTTAAACTTCCTGACTTAGTTTCTAAAGAGTCTATCCTACCACTTAAGTTTTGTTTATCTGTTTCGTTGGACGAAGTGTAAGTATTTAGATCACCCCTTAGGTTAGATATATCTGTATTTAAACTACCAGTTTTGGTTTCTAAAGAACCTAACCTATTGTTTTGTGATGTGTTAGTTGAATCGTTGGATGAGGTATAAGTATTTAAATCACCTCTTAGATTAGTTATATCCGAGTCGGTTGCATATGTGTCATCGATACTTGCCGTGAATGATTCTATACTGTCTAACCTACCATCGTGTGAACCACTTGTTGTTTCTAAACTACCTAATCTACTATTTTGAGTAATATTGGTAGAATCGTTGGATGAGGTATAAGTATTTAAATCACCTCTCAAAGTGGTTAAATCAGTATCAGTTGCATATGTGTCATCGATACTTGCGGTAAAGGATTCTATACTGTCTAACCTACCATCAACCAAATTATAATTAGTTGTTCCAGTAATATCCACTTGTATGGAACTACTAATTACGGTTTCTGTATTTAATTTAGTTTTAACTCTATCATCTGTATAATAAAGATTGGTTGTTCCTTCGGTGATTGAATCTGTATCACCTGCTCCACCGACAAAAACTTTGTTACCCATACCATTATGGTTGGTACAATAATATAATAATGTTTGTGGGGTATCTTGATTTACAACTATTTGAACGTATGCTCCTGATAAACCTTCGGTACCATTTACGGTAACACCGTCTGTATATTGACTATTGTTAGTTAATGAAAATCTGAATGGGTGTCCTGAATTTGATGAGTGAGATACATCAAACCTATAAACTAGTCCTTTTGCTAATGAGACAATTTGTTGTTCTACACCATCTATGTAATATACACCACCACTTGCAGTTACGGTAACGTCAACATATTGTGTTATTGGTGAGGTTGAATTTAAAACAAATTCAGAACCTGAGACAACATTTTCCGTATTTAGTTTTGATTTAATATCTGTAGTCAAAGAACCACTTTTAGTCTCTAAACTACTTAACCTACTATTTTGTGTTGTGTTGGTTGAATCATTGGATGCGGTATGAGTGTTAAAGTCAGATCTCATAGTACCATCCACACTACCAGTAAATGTTTCTAATAGGTCTAACCTCCCATCGTGTGACCCACTTGTCGTTTCTAACGACGTGAATCTATTATTACTTGCAGTATAATGGGCCGCAAACGCTTCATCATTTGTGGTGTCAACACTATTAATAAGTCCTACGATTTCTGCGAATGAATTCTTATCAGCATCAGAAGAATCTAAAATAGCATCCACATCTGTTTTTAATAATGATATATCAACTCCATCAACAGTCCCTGTTAAATCTATACTACCTGTTACAATTAATCCATTACCGAAAACAATTGAGTTTCCGTCAGAAGATATTACTTTGTTACCGGCTGTTATTTGTATAGGTGCGTCTAATTCTATGTTACCCGTTCCTGAAGAACTTAATGTAATATCACCATCAACTGTTTGTAGTGTGATAGTATCAGAACCCGTTTCTAATATTTTTATTGATTCACCACTATCTGTAGTGACTCTTAATTCAGTACCTGTAGTTGAGAGTACTTGTTGTCCATTTATATATAATGACCCTGATGAAAGATATAAATCTCTCCACTCCTTGTCGGGTGCACCTAAATCAATTGTATTTGTGATACTAGGTATAATTGAAACATTAGTTATCAAACTGTCTGAGGATATCGACGCGGTTGCTGTTGTACTTGCAATCCGATCTAAACTTAGACCCGTAACCCCACTTGCGGGAACATTAATTAAACCACTACCATCTCCCCTAAAAGAACCAGTGAACGAACCCGATAATTGAGCTAACTCTTCATCACTGTCGTTAGTGGCCATTAACTTTAAACGACCATTATTTACTTTAAGAACTTTCTTGTTTGATCCGTGACCTAATTCAATTTCAGACGCAATTAATCTTTTTAAGGTGTTACCACTATCGTGAAGTTGTACATCACCATCACTATTCTTAGTTATTTTTGTACCACCCAAATCAATAGTACTTCCCGCTAAATATATATCATTCCATCTTTTAGTATCGCTACCCAAATCATGAGTAAGTGTTCCTTGAGGTAACAATGATCCACTAATTGTTTGATCCCCAATGAATACATTACTTCCAGTAGTAGCTGCGGTATTTTTATAATCATTAAAACTTGATGTGAGTAAGTAGGAGGCGGCGTGTGATGCACTTATTGCATTATCAACACTTCCGTCAATCTGTGCAGTACCATAGATAGTTCCTTGTACTGTTAAATCCCCTTGTATTTCCGCCGATGCGGAGACGGATAGGGATCCTGTAATGTGTGGATCAAATATATTCATCTATATAAACGTTTTTCTTATTAGATAAATACTTTATAATTCAATAGTAATTTGGTTTTGGTAAGATTTATAACCACTAAATAAATTTTTTCTATATTAGGTCCCTATCGCTATTTGATTTTATTCCCATTTTATTAAGGTGGGGGATTATTACGGTATCTGTGAAATACTTATGGCCCGACTCTAATGGATGAATACCTGGGTTTTCGGAGTTAGGCATACCTGATGGGAAATTTTTGGATACGTATTCATAACAACCATCAACATTTAAGAAATTATTGAAATCTATTAATTCTAATAGGTAACTCACGTCTTCAGACTCTAAAATATTTTTAGGATATCTATTAAATATATCCATAAATGTCGTCATAAAGTATTTTATTCCTTTTTCCTTTAAGTACCATTGAACTAATAGTATGGAGTGTATTGTGTTAATTAACATACCAATATCGGAATGAAAATATTCGTAATATGATTTCATAAGTGGGTGTGGATTCTCTAAACCATCCCACCCTGGATTTATGAAATACCACTTTTTTTCTACAGCAACTTTAGTAGGGTTGTCAATATGACTAACATGTCCGTTATTACCCCAATTATCACTACTATAGTTATTCTCACTATGAAAATCAAATCTATCAACACCACTCCACATAACCCCAACTAAAATATCCTCAGGTTTTGTGGTTTCTAATTCTTTATTTACTGCATAAATTAGTTTTTTAGAAATTAGACCATTTCCTTGGGATGCCATACCAACATTATTAAGATTTTCTTTACGTATCTTTAAATGTTTTATTAAAAACTTAGGCCAATTCCAATCTTCAAAAGTGAAACTACAGCCGGAGACAATTACTTTCTTCATATGATATTTTTTTTACTTAAATCGAATTTAAAACCCGTTAATTCTGAATATAATTTCTCACCTCCCGAAATAGACGGTAAATTGAGTTTTATATGTCTTGATTTAAAATATTTATGTATTTCTCTTATTTTGTCATCCCCAACCTCCATTCTCAATCTATGAATTACATAAACTTGCATAATATCGTACCATTTCATATAAGTTACATGGAAAAACCCGTTGAACTCTTGGTTTAGAAAATCCAAAATATTTTCTCTATCTTTAATTGTTATTTTATCTATTTTTTTCTTTTTAGTTAGTTTACTATAATTCTTAATTTTAGATAATTTTGTTATCACCTCACCATCTCCGTAATTAAAATGTTTACCCTTAATGTTATGTAATCTAAATGGAAATTTAACGTCATTAATGTTGGGTACATTGTTATGTGCGTCTACTTGTATCGTTGGTATGTCATTAAAAATAACATGATTATTTTTGTCCGATGATTTCCTATATTTTTTGTCACTTATTCTTAAGTTTGTGTGTAACATTAATTGTTCTATATAACATGACCCGTATTCTTCGTTATCAATATTACCACTATGTTTAATGTAATGATTTATTGTATCTCGACACACTTTAGAGAACGATTTATGGTCTTTAATATAAACGATGTTCATGTTTGGAATTGTTTCAAAAGACCCGTAAGAATCGAATAGGGTACTCCCATTTTCTTTTGAAAAAATTAGATCAAAGAATAGTTTTGAATATGTTTTATTAATATAAAAGTAATTATTTTTATTCTTAATGTTTTCAGGATTTTTATAGGGTGGATTAGAGTAATATTTATAAAGTTCAGATATAAGTTCGTTCTTAGACAAATCTGACGGTGTGTGCATATCTATGTGACTGAACAGATAATTTTGATCATATGTATCAAATATTATTTTATTAAATAGTAGTGTGTCGGTATCAATATGTAGAAAAGATTCATTCATTGATTCGTACACTTTTAATTTGGGTATACTCCATGTATTTGAGTCCACTCTCTTCACTATTTTATCGTTCACCTCATCATAAGGTAAACCTAAGTCAATAACTTGTCTGCATTCCTCAACGTCACCATAAAAAGTTATATTACCGTAATGTTTTTTTGCTAATATGGCACTGAGATATTGTGTGTATAATAATTCTTTCCATATTATACCTATCTTATCCACATATGTATGTACAACCTTCATATTAATGTTTGTAAAAAAATGGGTCTCTATCCTTCAACTTCTTCATTTTTTCCTTGAACCGTTTTTCTAATTTCTTTTTTTCTTTACGGTCTTTAAACCATCTAATTATTTTTCTAAACATTATTTAAAAATTACAATATTATTTAAGACTAATACATCAATATCTGTTGAATCAAATGTTTCTAACGCATCTTTAGGGGTTAAAACCATAGTCTTATCTTTAATGTTGAATGACGTGTTTAATAGTATAGGGTACGATGTCAAATTCTCAAATTCCCTTAAAAGATTATGTATCTCATTATCTTGATAAACTGTTTGTACTCGTGCGGTACCATCAACATGAGTTGTGGAGACAAGAATGTCCCTATATTGGTCACGAACCTCAACAACCTGATTCATATATCTCAAATCGTCATTCATTATAAAATATTCATGTTGTCTTTCTTTAGTCACCATAGGTGCAAAAGGTCTAAACCCTTCCCTCTTTTTTACCATTTTATTTATCCTATCCTTCATTTTAGGATTTGTTGGGTCAGCCAAAATTGATCTATTCCCTAATGCTCTCGCACCAAATTCAATTTCATTTCTAAACCAACCGACGACTTTACCTTTTCTAATTTGTTTGGCAACTATCCTATATATATTTTGGTTATTCAGATACATGGTTCTCCTATTACCCAAGTATTTCTTAGATTTTGAATTTACGGTATATGAAGGACCTAAAAATGGGGTATTAGGTATCTTAACATTCGCCCCATTATTAATATAATAATTAATTACAGAACCTATAGAGGACCCCGCATCAGATGGTGCTGGTGGTACCCATACCTTCCTAAATCCGGTGTTTCGATATATCTTACCATTTGCCAATCCATTATATGCACATCCACCACCCAAGCATAGATTACTTGTCTGATACTTTTTACCAACATAATCTAAAAGATCAAACAACACCTTTTCATATACATGTTGAACCGCATATGATAAGTCTTTATGTATTTTTTTTATTTTTTCATCGGGGGTCCTTGGTAACAAACCCAATAATTCAGATAAATCATAGTTGTACATAATCTTATCAGATTTATGCCAATTAAAATATTTTAAATTACATTTTATTTCTCCGTTTTCGAATTTTATTAATTCACTAACCTTCTCAACCAACTTTGTTTTATTCCCATAAGATGTTAATCCCATAACTTTATATTCTCCTTCATTGGGTTTAAACCCTAAGAAGGATGTCATTGCGGAATAAAATAAACCTAAAGAATGTGGGTAAGATGAAATGGTTTCAACATCTAAAACACCCCCATCATATTTAGATATGGTTGTTGTGTCGTATTCCCCAACACCATCGATAGAAACCACTGCGGAGGTTTTATAAGGAGAACTAAATGATGAATAATATAAGTGTGAATGATGATGTTTTGAGAAAAAGATATTATCAGAAATATTGGGTAGTAGTTTTTTTAACTCTCGTCTATTTCTATAAGATTCCCATACTCTTCTAATTGATAATAGGGGTTTGGTTAGTAATTGTTTTTTTGAATATTCTTTAACTCTTTGACTCTTCAATTCGACATCCTCATAAAAACAAACCACCTCCACATTTTCCTTTGTTAAAGAATACTTTTTTGTAACATAGTTTAGTACATTTTTAGGAAAACTATAGTCATGTTTTACTCCTGTGAATTTCTCTTCTTCACACGCGAATATTAATTTCCCGTCTTTAAATAAACATAAAGACGAGTCGTGATAATAACAAGATATCCCTATTGAAAACATATGAATTTTTAATTTCTTTTTCTTGTATTTCCATAATGAATGACCTTAATTTTTTTATCCGTTTTAAAGGACCTCCATGGATCTAAAACCACCGAACCATCAGGGAAATCATAATCGTGGTGTTTACCCATATGACCCAACAAATAGATTCCTTTTATTGGAGTCTCTAAATCATACTGTACTTTGTATTTACTACCGTACACGGATTCACAATAATGTCCGACTAAAATTGATGAGGACCCATCTAAGTACTCAACATCAGGTTTATATGATTGACCCAATATAATTATAGGTAGATTAAGACGGTTTGATTCAATCACCAATTTAGTTGCAATGTTTTTTGCTTGTACCTCTCTCGCTAACATAATTGCATCAAATAAGTCATATCCTAAATCCAATTCTTGAGCCATGTATCTTAATGCAATATTATCACGAGGATGACATCCTCCACCGTCTCCCATCCCTGCCTTCATATATGCAGGACCTAGTATTCTATATGTAGATCTTTCTAACGCCCCAGTAACTACGTCTACATTCATATTACCTGATTTCTCGGCAACATCTTGTATCATGTTAACCAGTGCAACTTTGGTTGAGATAAACGTGTTATAAAATATTTTAATTCCCTCAGCTTCGTCCCATGTACCAAGTTCATACCTTGTACCTTCACTAATAAATGTTTTATAGAAGTCTAATAATAATTTTGCATCTCCCGTTTTAGAACCATCTTCTGTTCCAATGATAATCATTTCAGGATTTACCATATCCCATTTTACCGTACCCATTGCAATTAGGTATGGGTTGTATATAAATCTACCATTCGGTATCAAGTCAATGAATTCTCTTCTGACGGTACCGGGTAAGACTGTCGATATTAAAACAATAAGTTGATCTTTAGAAACGTGTTTATTAACCTCGACCAACACTTCTTTTACTATGTTATAATTAAAGTCTTTATTTTCTAAGTGTGATGTTGGGTATCTCCCGTCATAGTCTGGATGATGGGGTGTCGGTACCGCAATAAATATTAATTCCCTATTCTCACAGGCCTCCTTAATTGTTGAGACCATTACAAAATTTTCGGGTTGTACCTCAGTTATGTCATATCCTATAACATCATGTTTCTCCGCCATTACCTCAGCCGCATCTTTTCCGAGTTTACCAACCCCAATAAAACCTACTCTCATACTAAATTTTTTTAATTATTTTATTATAAATATTATCTAATGGTTTATCAAAAAATAAACCTCTATTATGTTCTAACATCCATAAGTCTCGTTTAAATAAAGTATTTAAATCATCAATACTTAATTCGAGTACTTTTTTTACTGAATAAATAAAATGGTCAAACCTCTCTCGATCATCTTCTATAGTATCATACCCATAATCAATCCAATCGGCCAATAAAAAACCATATTCTCTTATATTTTTAACTAATCCACAGTAACCAAAAGGTAAGATAAAATGACCTTTAAGTAAAGGGTTCCAAGTCTTTTCGGTTATAGATTTTACTTGTTTGTCTTTATCTCGTATTAAGTATGTTAATGTTTCCACATATATACTTAAAAATGAAGAATCGTAGTACCTATTGTGTATGGGGTTGAATGCTTCAAACTTTACTAAGTTTTCGTTATCGGGGGTTTCTTGAGGTTCTAACGATAAACCCCTATCAGGATCGTTTGTGTATCCATCCTCCAACTCTAAAACATATCTTAAAGATATTCTCTTATATATTCTATCATTGGGATTGTCCAATGAGGTTCTATTGGGGGAAAGAAATTTCTTAAGTGTCCCCACTTTCTTTATGTCGGATAGTTCAAACATTTTGTTAGAGGACTCTCCAAAAAATTCTGTGTTTTTTAAACCGTAACCCTCAAAATCGGTAAATGCACATTTTTGTCTATTCCATAAAAAGTCGTAAAATATATCTTCCTTCGTATTTAAGTTTGTATGAATGTGAAGTAGAGTTTTACCCTTTTCACTTAATAGTAATTTCATACGATTTAAATGGGGGATAACGCTGGTTTGTTCATGGACATGAAATATATCTAAATGAAGTACATATTTTATGTTTGCATACTCTAATATCTTATCAACTTGTTGTTGGTATATACCGTGATCGCATAGTATCGCAACACTATCACACTCATAGATATCGTTAACAAGTTTAAATTTATTATTTTCTATTATGAAGGGAGCCGCATGTAAGTGACTAATAAATCTAAGTTTATCTAACTCATTTATCCCATCATTCACATATAAGTTCATCTTTAACTATTTTAACTATTTTGTCTATCCTGTACCACACATTTTCTATTTCATCATATGATGTGTCACACCAATCTGTTAAATGACTTATATCCAACCCATGGTACTTCTGATATTCTTTTTTAGTTTTACTTAACATACCTTTAGAAGAGAGTAAAATAAATTTCTTATTCTGTTGCACACATTTAGTTGTTTTCTCAGTAATAAATGACCTATCATTTGTAACATCACTTTCCATTATTAGGACAAAGTCAACCAAATCGTAGTATGTTGCGTCGTACTCTCTTGTATGAGATATTTTGTGATTAAATGAAGTTACATCTAACACTTTATTTGACCCCATTTTTTCTAACCCAATCTGAACTCTCCTTTTTTGTTCGTTTGGGGAGTCCGTCATAAAATACATATCCTTAGTTTCGTTCGTAAAAGTTTCTAATGGATTAAAACCAAAGTAAGATATGTAACCACACTTATCTAACCCCTCAAAATATAATAGGGATGTTAGTGCTGTTCTAAATGTTTTTGATTTACCACCTAGTAATAGAAACTGTCTACGCTCTTTTTTTTGTGTATTATAGTTTTTAATTGGTACATAATAATCATAATGTTTTACAAAGTATGGTTCTACCGTAATATTTAAACCTCTACTTTTAACAACCTTGAGATCCTCAATAGATTCATCTACAATTCCGTTAGTGAAAATGTTAATTGGTGAGAGGTCCTTATAATGTTTTATTCTTTGTAAAAACTCCTGAGATAATAATTCTGTTGTGGAATCATAATAAATTTCTTTATTTTCTAATAGACATAATTTTAACATTTCATCAAACCTCTTATAGAAGTCCTCACCGACCACATCATAATTAGTTATTAATATTATTTCCGACCCCATAGCATTATCTACAGTATGCTTTGGTCTCATCGCAGATGTTTCGTGACTAATACCTTTATAAATGTATGTCGGTTTTTTAATGATCATATTAATCTGTTGTGAGGTGTCGATGTTGGTTTAGGACCTTTGACTGATGTTACATTTTTCCCCTCTAAAACGTCAAATAAATTCTGTAGAGTTTCCCCCTTCATCAGGATATTGAAATTATGTATAAGTGTGGGTAACATCTCTTGAGTTATTTTAAAACATTTGTCCATATCCCATGAGGCAATCTCTTTCATTACATCGAATATTTTATCCATCCTCTTATAGAAATCCATCTCCTGATCATAACTTTCGTCCCACCACCTTGAGAAGGTTTTATAACCTTGTTTTTGAAGTACCTCTAAAGACCTTGGGTTCCCCATTAATATGAATGGTTGACCGACGAATATTGGTTTATATATTTTTTCAGAAAAGAATACCGTTGTTTCATGAGTTAGAGACTCAGATACGATATTTACAAAAGAATCTTTGTGTGCTTGAGTATTTAAACTATCCGCCTTATTATTTTCTAAATCAGGTTCGTCGTACCAGTAGTGTACTCTCGAGTCGTGACCCTTATAATAATCCCTAATAGTGGTTTTCCATTTATTTTCATATTCTTGAGGTATTTGACCGTCAACCCAACCAAAATATCTGTATTCATCATTACCATCGTAACCCCCTAAAGAAGAAATAAATTTATCCTTAAATTTTTTATTACCATTTAAAAAACCATATAATAAAACCCTATGTAGTTTTGGTACTCTATTAAAATTTAAAAAATGGTATTTTTTATTTTCAGTCAATGACCATTTTATGAACTTCGATAACTTTTCTCTTCCTCTTATTTCACACTGTGGATCTGTAATGTGACCGGGGTTATGAAACCATAGATTAGAACCAAAATAACCGTAGTCCAATATTGAATAGGATTTGTCATCCAAATAACCTGTTAACGATAATTCCGTTTTTCGTGTTTTGGCAATAAAATTAGTCGTTATAATATACATGTTGGTTTCGTCTAATCCATAACGTTTAGATAAGTTATCTAACCATTTGTAGTTCGTGTCGTCCTGACCAAAGAAACCTTCCGTTGGTTGCATGAAACATATCTTACACTTACCATCTAACGCATCTTTTATTATGTGGTCATCTAATTCAATTGTGTCGTAATTTTCAAATAATGCGTTGTTATAAATTACTATCGGGTAAATGTAATTGATGTCAAGATTTTTAATCTCGTCTATTGAATATATGTTATGTCTATGATAGTCATGATCTAAAAAAACCTCGAAACTTTGACCTCTAAATTTAATGAGGGTGTCCATGATTTTATTATCCAAATTTGTTTTTCTTTTAAGTGGGAATGTAACTCCTATGGATTTGGCAATTTCTTCTAAATTATTAAAGTTTCCGTCTTTATCTCCCTCCTTTAATAATGGGTGGGTGTGCCAAGGGTGTATGTTATAATCAGGTATGTTGGAACTAACAAACTCCACTCTTCCATGTGGATCATATACCAATATTTTGTTGTAGACTATATTCATTAAAATGTGATTCCTTTACAATAATTATAAAACTCTTCGTATTCTGGAAATGTCTTTAAAAAGTTAGTCCCTCTTCTCTCATCATGTGCATTAAAGAATTTATAAAAATTGTGTTGGTTTTTTAACAACTCTTTCTCGTCTTGTGGGGACACCATCCAATCATATACCCTATGGAATTTCGGTATTTCCATTTGAGTGAACCCCCAAATTTCTTGATCAAAGTTGTGAGGAAAAGTGGTTAACGTTTCGGCCAATTCACCATGACTTTTAACTAAATCAGAAAAACTAAGTGGTACGACTCTGACTGTTTGGTGTTCGGGATGTCTCAGGAATGAACAATCTAACGAGACCGCTGTCGACCACGCCCTATCGGGAGAACCGTATTCCATCTTTAAACCATAAACCTCCTTTATTAATTTATTATATGTTGATAATGATAATGCATTATAAGTACTCATTATACCAACAGTGACCGTGGGACATTTAGTTAGTATTTTGTTTAAATTATCCCAAAACCTATTAAACTCAAGTCCTGTTCTTGCATATTCCGCTTGTTCTCCCCAACCGTCTACCGATGTATAAATCACAAAACTCTTAACTCTACCTTCATCTTCAATTCTTTTAATTTTTTCAATAAGTTTATCAATTAATTTATCGGGTACACCTAAATTAGTGTTGATTGATATGTTTAAATTTGTATTAGGGTTCTCTTCATCAATAATGTAGTCCAATACACCCCACGTATCTTTACTTAATAATGGTTCACCTCCCGTAATTCTAAATGTATCAAGATCTCTGTATAGGTCCGGCCACCATTTCCAAAACGCCTCCACATATGGATTATAATCCTTATGGTGTATCGGCATCCTACCTGACTTCTTTAACCAATCGAAATTATTAAATAAATCTGTGGTCGGGTAGGGACCATGTTTTTCAATTTCCTGAGCCCATGAAGATGAGAATGATGGTCCACAGTAGGAACATTTAAAATTACACTTATTCGAGAATGAAACCTCCATGTATTTTGGGTTGTAGTCCTCTCTCCAATCCATTTCCCTAATCTCTTTATGGTGTGGTTTCGACCATGGTTCATGAGACTTATAAACCCTATCGGATATTTGGTTGGAGTTGTCCTCCACCTTCCAACAATAATCACACTCTGAAGGTCTCTTACCGTCCAACATCTCTTTCCTTTTCTGTTTCTTGAAACGAGTGTTATGTAGTGCTGAGGGGTTTCTATTTATTTCCTCAACAGGTATTGGGTGTGTGTCGGGATGATGACATGAATGTGTCCTACCTAAGTGTAAGTGTGTAGTTACTTGTGTCCATTTAGCCAAACAAAACCCACAACCAGTTTTATTTAATTCATTTCTATAATTTTCGAATTTTTCTACTTCGGGATGACTCATAATTTTACGTTATATATTTTACATTTTATTGAATGGTTAATTACTTCTACAAGTTCATAGTTTAAACTATTAATACCATCACTTCTATAATTTAATTTACCTTGTTGCATTTCTGTAACAAATCTCTTTTCATTTTTTGCGGTAGTTTCACCCTTAGCCCATTTTCCATTTACCAAACCTTCATCTAAATGTGGTAAACAATAAAATTTTCCCTCTCTTCTATATGGTAATATACTATCATCAATCTCAATTTTTTCTACTACCTCCACTACATCATTTTTCAGATTATTTTTATCTTTATTTAGATCATATATAATATTGTCTTCATTTAATTTACATTCTTCGAAATTGTCGAAAAACCTATCATATATTTTTACTTCACTAATCTTACCTTTAAAATTGGTATTTTGGTGATTACATCTACCGATGTGAAAATCACCTTTTAATGAATGGGATTTTATTTTATTTGGTAAGTTTATTGGTTTAGATTTTAGTATGTCCCCATTGTTAGATACTAATTTATTATTAGAAAATATATATAACTTTTGTTCATCATAGTTATATGAAACAGTGAACCATGTCCACTTATTTTCTACCGATTTAGTCCAATGGTACATTGGGTTATTTGAAATGTCAAAATTCAAAGTGGATAATGCCCTTGAATTATTAAACGAAAAACCCCAAGTCCAACTCCCATCTTTTCTTAATATGGGATATTCTATAAATTTTCTCTCTTCATCACCCACTAACCATATTGGCACAACCTCTGGTTGCTGTTCAGGTGAGACTAAAATAGAAATAGTATGATTTTTAAATAAGGGTGTGGTTAAACTTCTATCCGATTTAAAACTCATTGATGAAGTCTTCCCATTAAACTGATAAACTTTTTTATCATCTATTGATTCATATATTTTTCTATCCGAATATCCCTCATAAAAACATCTCCAAAATAGGTCATCATCTTCTTGACCCCAATCCCAATATTCATTAGAATATCCATTTGTTTTTTCTAACTGTTCCTTATTAAAAAGTACAACACCACCGAAATATTGTTCGTACCCCATTGACCACGAATACTTAGATAACTTAGTGGCAATATGTAATGGAGTTTTATCAGGATAAGAGTAGTCACACGTTTCATCGTGAGGTAACATATCCACATCATGAAATGCAACGTAATCACAACCATCTTGTATTGCCTTCTCTGCGGCAATATTCTTCATTGTACCTCTATTAAATAACTTATCATCCACCTGATGTCCCACATAAACACAATACTCTATGTTTTGTTTGTTTAAGTGTTTTTCTAATTTTGGGAGTAACTCATTTAAGTGAGACTCTCTATTTCTATATGGTATACATATACCTAATTTATGACTCATATTCCTACAGTTAATTGTGTCTGATTATTTCTTTTAGTTCTATTCCATATCTCATATTTAAGATTAGATAACCCATCTTCATTAGGGTTTCTATAACCTTTATCCATTTCATTATGGAACCTTAGTTGGTTATACCTTATATTAACATCTGTCCAAGCTCCGTCTTTATATCCACTAGATTCATGAGATTGTAAATCAAAGTAACCTCTCTTCCTAAAAGGTACTTTTATCATGACTTCACGTTCGTTAGGAATAAGTACTGTCTCACAATTAACTAATGTTAGAACATTCTCTCTATTTGATAGGTCAACAACATCATATCCTACTACATATCTCATATCAAAATAATGTACTAACTCCCCACAATTAGTATACCCATCAAAAGTTCTGGTAAGGGAGTATTTTGTATTCTTACTTATTGGTTCTATTTCTTGTGTTGGGATAACCACCCTGTAAATTGCAACCTGACTTACGGTTCCTTTGAATAATTCCTCTTCTTCATTTTTTGAACCTATGAAAATTTTACCGTCTTCAGATTTTTTTAAATTCTTTTTATATTTTGTGGATCCAATTAACTTACCATCTTGGTACATAGTTATTATTTTACGATCTTGATTTATAGTAACGACTAATGTTTTTTTAATGTCGTGTTCTATTTTTGAATCAATAGATGCCCACTCTTTTCCATCTTTCATTAAGACTTTATATCTTCTAAAAGAATCGTAACTTATTGTTAGTTCAATTTCAGGTATTGATAATGCAGTATACCTATCATACCCATTTTCAGGATTACACACTATTGGATCTGCATCCATTGTAATCATGATGGTTAACCCGTGGCTCTCTAAATTCCCTTGGAAATTAGAGTGGGCATATGAATCCACCCCGTTAAATTTTAATGCAGAATCTCCCCCACCCTCAACATTACGAACTAATGTATCAAATGGTACCCCTCTATCACAACATCTTTTAAAAAGGTCATCATCTTCAAATCCCCAACCCCAATATTCATTAGAATATCCATTGATTAATTTAAAAACATCAGACGGAAAAATGGTGACTCCACCGAAATACTGATCGAAAATATCTCTTTTAAAATTCTTATCCTCAATAAGAAAATCTGTTGCTAAATGTACAGGTACGTTGGAGTGTGTATAATCAACTTTAAGTGGCAACATATCAATGTCGTGGAATACCACATAATTACACTCTAATTTAAGTGATTCCTCAAACCCAATATTAAGTAACATACCCCGATTAAATAATTTTGCATCATCTTGTTCTACGACTATTAATTCGTAGTCAATACCCCTATTGGTCATATATTCAGTTATCTTTCTTTTAAAAAGAACTAACTGTTTATACCTATTCCTATATGGTACTATAATACCTAATTTATTCGGACTCGTCTTCTTTGTCATCAGATGTTATAAAGTTCTTATGAAATTCGTGTAGGTAATATTGCATTCTCTCGTCCCATCCGGCCTTATCTATTTCTTCAAACCATATGGTTAGAGCGTCCAAAGTATTACCTATTTTCTCTAATGCTTTAACTTTTCTTTCTTCAAGGAATAATCTTTCCTCTTCTAAGTTTATTTCTGTCCCTTTTTTTGCCATAATTATATACTTACTATTTTTCTTATTAATTTATTCCAATGTTTGTACGAACTAAAAATCGGTTTATTTGATTTTAAAAATAGATACTCTTTATTTTTTATATCCACATTAAAATTAGTTTTCCTTAGTTCGTCGTATAATTTAAGATACTCTTTAGAGTATGCGTATGCTTCGTTAATATCTACAACTTTTTTTATACGATCTTTACATGTTTTGTCCCATTTAAAATGGTGGACTTGTATTGAGTATTCTTTATACGGTGCAATAATTGGGTGGTCCCAACCCTGCCATCTCCATGTAGTATGACCATCTATGTTTGCATAATGTTGTCCATTGGTTATTTCAATATTACCTTTAACAATACAAACTTTATTTGGGCAAGCATTACTCATGGGGTATCTGAAAAAACCAGCGTATGGGTATTGTTCAAATATGGGTGTGTCGGTTTGTAATTCGGGAAAACTACCGTCAAGTCCAACTCTATCAATAAATCCACCCCTAACCATAGACCATAAATTGTCTTCACACTTTTCGATCATTTTACGTAAATCATTATTGGGGTAAACATGAAATTCATCAATATCCGCAATAACCCACCAGTCGTTTTTCTTTTTAGATTTCATCATGTTATAGAGTATCGTAACCTTCTCCCAATCAAAAACCCTGTCCCTAACAACCTTTACAATTTTACAGTTATCATGTTTATCTATTATCGATTTAGATCTACTCAAGATTCTTGGAGATGCCATAGACTCGTACACAACGAATTGTAACTCATCTACGTGTTCAGAGTAATGTTCTATGAAATGAGGTAGTAACTCATGTCCATGACCTATAACACATAATAATCTTATCATTTCTTTTTTAATATTGTTAATCCTGTTGAGGAAGGTTTGTCTTTTATGTTACCGAAATTAAATAGGTCCATTACAACCCAATCATCGTTATTTTTTAACTCTTGCACTAATTTGGAAGGACCATCGAAGGGGAAGAAATCTTTCTTAGAATCTTCAGATATAATTAAAGTTTCGGAATATGAAGAGTCTGTATCATGTATCATGATTAACCCATTAGGGTTTAGAATCTTTGAATACAAATCAAAATCTTTCTTCACACCTTCGTACGAATGGTCACCATCTATAAAGAGTAAATCAATCATGATATCTTCTCTTACAAAAAAATCATAATACGCTCTCTCAGATGTCTCCTTTATAAATCTTGGGAAGAATGTCTTTTGGTAAAAACCCTCCATATCACATATGTTACTGTCTCCACCAACACCATTACAAGGATCAACAACATATGTAGTTCCAATATCACCCCAACTATATGTGGGATTACCCTCAAAAATACCTTGTTTGTGTAAGTCAATTCTCGCTTGTGTCATTATTCTTGGTATATAACCACCACCTGTCCCAATACAAACACAATTTTTGTATCTCATGTGTTGTATCATAGAGTAAACAACTATACCATCACCCATGTGACCGTTAGTTGCACCATGTGTCCACAGAAAAGGTAGTTTTTCTCCATTATCTGTGGTTATATGGGACTCTATGTAATTTTGATTAGTTATCATTTTAAATGATTAGGTATCTCCACACTTGGAGTGTGTCTTGTTATGGGTTTCAATACATTTCTTGATAAAGAAACCAACTTAGGGTCCTTTTCTATAGGTATTTGGTTTATTTTACATGATATAGAAATTGACACTCCTTCTCCCGCACCTGACACAGTCTTATTATACTTTAAATCACAATATTCTTTAACTATTTGTAATTTTTCGTATGATTTAAAAAATTCTTCGGAATTAAAACCACTTTTGTTAAATACAATAAAGTATTCCCATAATGTCTCAATATTATCAATATTAGGGTAAAGAGTCTTGGCGTAGTTTTTATATTCTAACCATTCATCACTCTGCATTGGAATATCACCCACAGTTTTAAATTTTGCGGTATGGTTCCATAAGGTATCTATATATGAAACACCATCTTTAAAATTGTAATCCCTAAATCTATCGAATAAATTATAGTCTTTGACGTGTAGATCTGCATCCAATAGAATACATACGTCGTGGTTTTTATGTATTTCTTTAACTAAAAGAACCTTATCATAATATGATTTGTATGTTCTCTTATAGGGGATTATTGTTATTCTCCCCCAATACTTTTCTAAAAAGTGATTTTCATTGTCAGTAAGTACGTAACAAGGAAATCCCCTCTTAGTAAGATTGTCTATAATGTCTTTTGCTCCTTTGAAGTATCTATCATCACCGAAGCACATAATTCCGAAACCTATGCTCTCCATAGGTAATAATATAACGAAAAAATATTAGAAAGACAAGTCTACCCTAAACCAAAAATGGTTTTATATGATAAAAAGTTTTGTTTTACTTGGGTGTCTGTTAGTGAAGTACTGTATCTTCTAAATACGGGAATACATCCGTCAAAGTATGCGTTCCAACTTTTACCAATACTATTAACGGGACCCCCATTTGACGTAGTACTACTAAATCCCGAGACACTATCTTTAACTCCATTTATGTAAAGGTCCATCGTACCCCCTGATCTGTTAACCCATACTAAATGATAGTATTCATTATAGTTTACCGTGATACTACTGTTGTGGTTTTGCCAACCTCCGTCATAATTTCTATAATGCATTTTATTACCATATATTCCAAATGCGTTTGCGACGGGACCTCCTGAGTTGTTTGATAGTATTGAATAACTAGACCCATGGGCATTAACAATAGTTTCTATAGCCCAATCTCCATTACCTAAAGTAACACTATCTATGTTAATATAATTCGAACTACCATTAAATTCAGGATAACCTTCAGGTGTCCATAAAACATTAGATGTGTCTAATGTCTGATTATCTTTAAGGTCAATTAAGGATTCGGTATTTGATCTCGTTCCTTGAGTAAACTTCGTCGCTTCATTTTTACCTACCTCAACTTGAAAATCACACATATCTATTGAGTATGGATCACTTGATGAGTTAGGCCACCAGTAAGATATAAAGTTGTATGTGTTTGATGCGGTCCATGTGAATTCATATTTTTTCCATTCTGTAGTAAGTGGACCAAAACTTGTAGAACTACCAGAAAAACCACCACCAAAATAGGTTGAGTATCCTAAAGACTTTCCTTCACCTCTTCCATCCGCCCTCTTCAACCAAACACTAATTGTTATCACATCTCCCAAAGTCACCGGTGTATGGACATTGTATGCCATACCATCAACAACACTGTCAGGTCTATATACGTGCAACCTCATTGCGTTAGTACCATGTCGTTTACCTTCATTAATTACTATTTCCTTTATCAAACCTGAATTTGGTACATGGGGTGGTCCCCACCACATAGTTGGGAAGTCAGTTGAGTTAATAGGTATTCTTGTATCATTTGCATAAGCGTCATGAACCTTAAAGAATCCCGTATCAGGATTTATATATCCTTCAGACCCATTTTGAGAACTATTATATTCGTGTAAACTAAATGAATTAGTATCGTTTATTTTTTTAATAACATAATTAGTACCTGCAGTAACCCCACCTCCTGTTGTTTGAGGTCTTAACACATCGAAACTTCTTATCGTTCTACCCACAGTACCTAATAAAACTATATTATCCGAAACAGAACTAATAGTCCCTATTGAAAAATAAGTATTACCATTATATTGATTGGTGTTATATGTACCCCAATTATTTTGGGTAGTAAAGTTACTATTATGTTGTGGTGAAGGTGTTTTATTAGTTGTTGGTTCACCACCAAAGGAAAATCCTTGAGAGTCGTAACCAAAAACCAAACCTTCATTATTTAAACCTCCACCTACTTTCATATACCGTATCTGTGTTTACCATTGTTATAAATTTGTAAGATATCTTCATCGGACAATACCGTATTGTAACCATATACTTGACCTATATTTCCTGTATGATAATAACCCGCAGAGTGATAATCAGCACCGAGTAATGTGTTACCCGCGTCGTTAATACCACCTCTAAAAGATTGATTTGTATTCGTAAACCCAACAGTGTTCTTTAAAACACCGTCAACATAAATTTTAATATCACCAGTACCTCCATTTCGAGTACAGGCTAATAAATGATATTTTCCGTCACCCGTTATATCTACATTAGAACTCAGTAAGTTTGAATTACTTCCACCGTCTCCCATCCAAACGGCAGCAGCACCGTGGTACCTACTCATTAGTTTAAGACCGTATAAATAACTACTTGAAGTTCCTATCACAGTTTGGTGTGGAGATCCAGTACTTCCTTGTTTAACCCAACCTACTAATGTAACATTATATAAATTACGTAAGGGACTTGTTGTACCGTAATTAAAGTAACTACCATTTGCACCAAAAGTAAATGTCCCTCCACCGTCGGTCACATGAGTAATTGTACCTGTAATAGTTGTACTATCGTCAGAGTGTGAGGTATTTCTATAGTTAGTTCCGTCCCACGACATTTCACTAGCGGGGTCAACAGAGAATACTAAACCTTTGTGTTGTATATTTTGTCCCAATTTTATTCCCATTATAAATTACTTTCCGCTTCCTCTGATGTATTATAAACACCAACTAAGTTGGCGTCCTCTAACACAAACCAACATGGTTGGTTGTCTTTATTTATACCTTCTTCTATAGTTCTCATAACCCAAATCTTGATTTCTGTGCATTATAGTTTTGTAAAACTTGTTCACCACTTACAACGTTATTATAAACCTTGATTACTGATATTCCACCCGAAAACTGTCTACCATCACCTTCCCAACCAATGTTAAGGTCAGAATAATATGATCCCGTACTTGTAGATGTTGTCACCGTATTTTCTAAAACACCATTTATGTACTGATAAAGTTCTCCTGTTGATGAATTCCATACCGACATTAAATGATGCCATCTATTTCGATCCATTTGAGTTGTTGGTTCATGGTAACCACTTGGACTCGCAGAGTACCAATAATTACTTAATCTTCTATTTGACTTATTCCAACTTAAATAACAATACCCCTGAATTACTGCACCTCTATCTCCTGAACTTACTTCGTCTTGAGGATATATCCACGCTTCTAATGTTAAATCGTTTGTAGTTTTATTATTATCGGTATTGGCGTTAAATCGTTTTCCCACCGCATCTAATATAAAACATTTAGCCCCACCTAATTCTCCGTGAGTTGGGGAACCTAATATATCCGCATTGTGACCATTACCACTCAAATCGTACCAAGTAGTACCACTACCCGGATATGATCTTTGTGACGCCGCATCTAAAATTAAATTAGCCTGAACACTATTTGTGTGTGCACCTCTGAATATTCCCATAACTATAAATATCTAATCTATTGGTTTGATGAACCAAATTTGTAAATTCCTAAGTGACCTATTTCTCTACTCAAATTGGTATCTATGTATATATTTTTACCAATATTTCTAAACTTAGTGAAAAGGTTGAAGTCTTCCCCTAACCAATCATCAGTTTCTTCATTGTATGTAAATTCAAAGAAAGGTTTATTTATTTCTTTAAATAAGTCTGTCTTTATTAAAATACATCCCATACCAACACCTTCGACCTTAACTAAATCTTCTTTTTCATCAAAAGAGACCCAACTATCCCAATTACCAATTTCTCTATATGCTACAGGTGTTTGTGGGTTAGATCTTTTTTTATAGTTACACCCCACTATATCCTTATCGTGTGATAGTAGTCTTAATAATGTTGTTGATGGGAATGTCATGTCACTATCTAACCATAACGTGTAGTCGGATTCAACCTCCATAGACGATTTAACTAACTTCTCTCTCTGATTTAATAATACAGACCCTGAGTTAAAGAATAAGAATGTTTCAATTCCCGCATTTTCAGAAGTTTTTATTAGTTGAGTTAATGAGAATGCAAAACCACTATGAACCATATCCCTTGTCGGAACGACAATAGATATTCTTTTAGGTTGGTTTAACCATATCGATGTGTTGTTCTTTGATTTCAATCCCCTGGTAAGTTTTCCCCTAATCCATCATTTTGAACATAGATAGATTGTCCTATTTTTATGAGTTCTTGTACTCTCCTAGCAACCAAATCAAAATCACTTTTTGGTAGGTTACTTATTTGTTTATATGTATCGGTGTTGTATGTCCCCGAGGTCAATATCTCTATTGATCCGTTTCTTGATAATCTTTCAATGTGTGATAGTCTTGATGTTGTTTCATCATTATTCAATAAGTTAAATATTTTAACTCTACCATAATGATCAATAATATCAATCATAGAATCTAACTCCTTTTTATATGTAGTACTGAATATCGATAGAAATTTTATCCACCTGAATCGTCTATAGAATCTCCTTAAGATTTTACGATCGTATTGCACACCCTCCCATTTTATATAGAGTGTTTCGTATTTAGAAAGTTTGTTTTTGAATCTAAGTTTCATTTTTATATATATCCTTAATATAAATAAAATTACTTAGTTTTTAAAGGTTAATAATTGTTTGGTGTATCCAATCCTCCAAAGTCACCCGACTCCTCAGTTGAGGATCCTGAAACTATGTCGGATATGTTAGTAATGGCATTACTTCTATTAATACCTAAAGTACCGTTGAGTTTAATATTTGACCCCACAGGTGGTGGATACGCATTAGTAGTCCCGAGAGCTCTTGATATTCTCCCCATACTAACTTCTGATCCTGTTGACGGTATTACTCCCATAGTCTATAAATAGATTTTTTTATTTTTAATTAGATGTCAAATCTGTTTTTATATGCGTTGTAATTTTGTTTCACTTCTTCAAGTGTAAGTGCACGATTATAAATTTTAGCCACAGATATATTACCATTCATATATCTTTCGTTAGGGAAATTC